AGACGCCGCAGCCGGGCTCCGAGCCCAGGAGCAAGCCGAGCCTGAAGCCTGCCCGCAAGACGGCCAGCCGCTCAAGGAAGGCCCCGACGGAGGACTCTTCTGCCCCTTCGACGGATGGCGGCCAGGAGACCGATACGTCGGCTGCTGACGACTGACCACGACCTGACGACGCCCGGGAGGGAGGTAACCCGTGGGCGAGAGCATCCGCAACCGTGACGCCGGCAGTAGCGGCCTCACCGTGCAGCACAATCCCGATGGCCACGCCTCGGATTGCCACGCCCTCTCCGTGTCCCTCTCTGCGACGTCCGGCCGGGCCAGTGCGCTGCATGTCTCCTCGGACAACCCGTCGGCCCCGGCCGCGCTGGCGCAGGGACCGGGAACGCTACTGGACCTACGGAACGCGGCGGGCACCTCCCGGTTCTCGGTAGGTCAGGACGGCACGCTCACCATCGCCGGGACGCCGCTGGGTGATTCGGCGTTTCTGGACGTGGGCACGACGGCCGGCACGGTCGCGGCCGGGGATGATGCCAGGTTCTCGGCCGCTGCGCCTTGGGTGTTCGACGTGACCGCGTCGGCTTACGGTGCGGTCGGTGACGCCTATTTGGTCACGGACGGGGCGATGTCCAGTGGGTCGGCGGTGCTGACCAGCGTCACCGCGAACTGGTCGGCGTCGGTGGTCGGTAAGGCGATCGCCGTGAAGGGCGCGGCCGCGACAGGTGTCACCACCTTGGTCACGACGGTTGCGTCCCGGCAGAGCGCATCACAGATCACCTTGTCGGCTGCGAACGCGTCCGGGGGCGCAGTGTCGGGCGCGCAGGTGGTGTGGGGCACCGACGACACCGCCGCGATCCAAGCCGCGACCGATGCTGCCGAGGCGTACCTGACCACGCACACCTACGCCCAGGTGTACTTCCCGCCGCGGCCGTACATCGTGGCCGGCGCGCTGAGCAGCGCCAAGTCCGGCAACGGGCAGATCGTGTTCGGTGCGTACTCGACCAGCGCCGTGAAGAAGATCCTGGAGTTCAGGGGCGAAACCGACGGGGCAGCAGCGGTCCGGCATTGGCAGCAGACGACGCCGCAGTTCGCCGGGTCGTGCTTGATCTCGCTGGGCGTGTACGCGTCCACCAGCGCGCAGACCACCAGCATCAACGCCGACGGCAACCCCGGTGTGATCTCCGGCCCGAACGAGGGCTCCGGCTATGGCGTGAACTCCGGCGGCGCCGTCTTCTCCAACATGATGGCCGTCCTCACGAACCTGGCCATCCTCACCACCCACTCCGCGTACGGGCTGACGTACGGGGCCGCGAACTTCTTCGGGTGCGCGAACGCCCACGTGGAGAACATCGGGTACGGCACACTCGGAGCGGTCGCAGCCCCATCCACCGACTACTCCTCGCCCGGCACGTTCGGCACCGGCCTGGCCGTCGGCCTGCTCCTCCCCGCACCCGGCAACAACGACCACGTCATCGCCCGCAACATCTCCTGCGGCGGCGGCTACACCTACGCCCTGTTCCTCACCGAACACGCCGTCGTCGACCGCTACATGGCCCTCTACTGCTGGGCGGGCCTGTGCGCGATCGGCAACTACGCCGGATCCGTGGGCTCGGTCCACGCCATGAAAGTCCTGTCGGCGTCGATCGAGGCGTGCACGCACGAGCTGTACATCGTCGGCGTCGGCTCCCAGGGAGTCGGCCCGATCATCGACATCGACCAGCTGTCTACCGAGTCCAGCACCCCGAACATTGCGGGCAGCAGTGCGGGTGCGATGAACGGGGCGCTCGGCAAGGTGAAGCTGACGGGCCTGTTCACGGAGTCCGGTGTCAGCGTCTCCAACCCGACGGGCATCGAACTCGTCAACGGGCAGGTACCCAGGGCGATCAAGCGGAAGACGACGACGTTCACCTGCAGCCCGATCGACCGCACGCTCGTGTGTGACACCAGCAGTGCTGGCTTCACCGGCACGCTGCCGGCCGCGGACTTCAACCCGGTCGAGTACGTGTTCAAGAACGTCGGCGCCAACAACCTGACCGTGGCGACGACCAGCTCGCAGCTGATCTACACCACCAGCGGCACTGGTGCCACCACGGCGACCGTGGGCACGGGCGCCACTCTGCGCGTGCAGGCTATGTACAACGGAAGCACCTGGGGTTGGTATGACGTCTAACCCCTGGTACGCGACCCGCGAGGAGATCAAGGCGGAGCTCGACGTCAAGGAGACCGCCCGCTCCAACGCGCGTATTGACCGGGCGCTCGCCGACGCGACGGAGTCCGTGCACGGCCTGCTGCACCGCGTGTTCTACCCGGAGACCGACACCCGCTACTTCGACTGGCCCAACTCCCAGTCCGGCACGTCGTGGCGGTTGTGGCTGGACGCGTCCGAAGTCGTCTCCGTCAGCGCCCTCGTGTCGGGTGGCGTCACGATCGCGGCCAGCGACTACTTCCTGGAGCCCAACGTCTACGGGCCGCCATACAACCGCATCGAGATCGACCTCGCCTCCTCCGCGGCGTTCGGTGGCGGCGACACCCACCAGCGCGATGTCGGGGTCACTGGCGTGTGGGCGGGCTGCCCCCTCGTCGAATCGCAGACGGGCACCATCGTTGAAGCCCTCGACGCGTCCGAGACCGGTATCGACGTGGACGCCGCCACATCTGCGGCCGTCGGCGTCGGCAGCCTGCTCCGTATCGACTCCGAGCGGGTCATCGTCACCGGCCGGCAGAACCTCGACACTGGGCAGACGTTGGGTGGCAGCGGGCTGACGGTGCAGAACAGTGCGGTCACCGTCGCCGTGCAGTCCGGTGGCGCGTTCGCTGCCGGGGAGACAATCCTCGTCGACTCCGAGCGGATGCTTGTCGAGGACATCGCAGGCAACAACCTCACCGTGCGCAGGGCGTGGGACGGGTCGACGATTGCCACCCACAGTGTCGGCGCCACGATCTACGCTCCGCGGACCCTGACCGTGGCCCGTGGCGCGCTCGGCACCACTGCGGCCACGCATCTCACGGCCGCGACCGTGTACCGGTGGGATCCTCCAGGCCCGGTCCGGCAGCTGTGCGTAGCCGAGGCCCTCGTCGACCTCCTGCAGGGCCGTTCCGGGTACGCGCGGACGGCCGGCTCCGGGGAGAACGAGCGGGAGGTCACGGGGCGCGGGCTGAAGGAACTCCGCGAGCGGGTGTACGTCTCTCACGGGCGTAAAGCCCGGATGCGGAGCGTGTGACGATGCGCCTCGACGTCTCCACCAACAGCCGCGGCCCGCTCTTCGACGGCCGTGCCCAGCGTGTCGCGAACCAGTTCGTCGACCGCTTCGAGCGGAACCTCGCCGAGGAGGGCCGCAGCATCCTCCTCGAAGAGCTTGACCGGGTCCTGAAGACACAAACCCCGTACTACACGACCCGGATCGAGGTCGTGGACGGCAACAAGATCTGGGACAACCGCATGATCTACGGGCCGTGGCTGGCGGGGATCGGCTCGCGGAACTATCCGGTGACGAAGTTCAAGGGCTACGACCACTGGACCGTGGCCCGGGACCGGCTGAACGCCCGTAAGCAGGGCATCGGTGAGCGGCTGCTGCGCCGGTACACGGGACGGATGTGATGCCCTGTGTCGCTTGACCTCACCACCTATCGCAGCGCGGTCACATCGCACGCTCAGGCGCTCGGCTTGTTCGAGCAGGTCCTCGGCCACGAGCCGGTGTCCGCGCCCGGCTCCGGCCTGGTCTACGCGCTGTGGGTGAAGCGGATCACGCCTATCCCGGCGCGTTCCGGGCTCGCCTCGGTGTCGGCGCGCCTGGAGCTGACCGGCCGCGTCCTCATGCCTGCGGACACCGAGCCGCAGGACGACGTCGATGTGGCGGTGACGGGTGCGGTGGATGGGCTGATGAACGCGTATGCGGGTGACTTCGAGTTGGGTGGGAGCGTCGCGAACGTCGACCTGCTCGGTATGCATGGGGCGCCGTTGGGTGCGGAGTTCGGTTACGCCCGTTTCGACAGCACGACGTACCGGGTGGCCACGCTGACCGTGCCCCTGATCCTCAACGACGTTTGGACGGAGGCACCGTAGATGACGGACATGCGGCTTGAGATTGACGACGAGGACTGCACCGAGCACATCCGGTGGCAGCTCGAAGTCGACGGTGCCGACTACAGCAGCGACTTCGACCGCCTCGCTATCAACACGCCAGCGCAGGTGCACGTGGTGCCACGCAAGGACAAGGCGTCGCTGCACCGTGTCCTCGGCGCGCGCGGCTTCACCATCCTCATCGACAACCCCAGCGAGCGGCTCCTCGCTCTGGTCGACGGCGGCAAGCGAATCCACCACATCAAGCCCTCCGTGTCCGGCCAGGCGATGCCCGTACCCGTGTACTTCCACGAGGAGTGGACCGACCCCGACGGCGTCCGCCGCATGTTCGGCAGCCTCGCCCACGACCCGAGCAACGGCCCCCTGTGGGTCACCGAACCCGTTGGCGCCGACGCGTCAGGAAGGGAGTGAACCGTGGCCAAATCCAGTGGGCTCGGCGACGGGCTCCTCATCGCCGGATACGACGCGAGCGGCGACATCCAGCAGCTCGGCTCCATCAGCGGCGGGCCTGCGCTGCTGAACATGACCGGCATCAACAAGTCCGCCTACGAACGCCAGGGCGGACTCCGGTCAGGGCAGATCGAGTTCACCGCCTTCCACAACCACGTCGCCGTCACCGGGGCAACGCACGACAAACTCGCCGCACTGCCCACCACGGACGTCATCCTCAGCTACCTACGGGGCACGACGCTGGGCGACCCCTCCGCGAGCCTGGTGGCGAAGCAGGTCAACTATGACGGCACCCGCGGCGACGACGGCATGCTCACGTTCGCGGTGTCGGCGCAGTCGAACGGATACGGCATCGAGTGGGGCCGTCAGCTGACGGCCGGGGTGCGCACGGACACCGGGGCGACGAACGGTACGAGCATCGACACGGCGGCGTCCGCGAGCTTTGGCGGGCAGGCGTATTTGCACGTCACCGCGTTCACTGGCACGGACGCGACGATCAAGATCCAGGACAGTGCCGACAACTCCAGCTTCACGGACGTCGCGAGCTTCGCGTTCACGCAGGTCACCGCCGCGCCGACGTCGGAGCGGATCGCCCTGTCGAACACGGCCACGATCCGCCGGTACGTCCGCGTGATCACGGTGACGACGGGCGGGTTCAGCTCGCTGTCATTCGCCGTCAACATGATCAAAAACGAGATAGCAGGGCAGGTCTTCTGATGGCCATTCACCTGTCGCGGCCCGACCCGCTGATGCCCGCCGGCGCCTACAAGACGTACGCCGTGGTGCAGCCGCTGCGCACGCACTGGCGGCCGGCGACCTGCGCCGAGGTGGACTGCCCGCACTACCTCAACGGGTGGCGGACCCGTGTGGAGAACCTGACCCCGGATCTGCTGCACGCGGCGAAGACGTCCGGCCGCCGGTACACGGTGCAGCAGATCGCCGAGGGCGAGAGCTACCTCGTGTTCCAGCCTGGGCAGCCGTGCTTCGCGACGGCGCGGCATCGGACGCAGGTGGGCCGGCCGCCGCTGTATGTGGTGCGGGACGGGGACTGGCGGGGGAATCCGCGCGGCACGAAGGACCGGGTGCACCTGACGCCGGACAACTGGCTTGAAGACTTCGCTGGGCATCAGCAGAAGATCGCAGACGAAATCGAGAAGGGGTGACCAGTCATGGCCAAGGCTCACGGCTTGGGGCAAACGACACTCAGTGTCGACGATTCGAGTGGTACCGCCCGGGCCATCAAGAACGACATCACGAACTGGCAGATGTCCACCCCCAGGGGCGTGCAGGACGTCACCGGCGTGGACAAGTCGGCGAACGAGCGGCTGCTCCTGCTGGCGGACGGTTCGGTGACGCTGAACGGTGTGTTCAACGCGGCCTCCAACCAGTCGCACGACGTGTTCAAGACCGTCTCGTCGACGTCGGTGAACCGGACGGTGACGCAGACCGTGAACGGCGTGACGCTCGCGATGGAGATGCTGCCGACGGACTACCAGCTGACCCGCGCGGATTCCGGTGAGCTCACGTTCTCGGTGCCGCTGTCCTTGGCCGATGGCGCAGTCCCGACATGGGCATAACTGTCAATTCGGACACATCGAGAAAGGTGGCCTGACAGTGGGCTACAAAGCAGGCGTCCGCGCGGTGACGATCCAGTTCGCTGCCGGCCACCCCCACCACGGCGCCGAAGCCCGCGTGCGCGGCATGAACTTCGGCGAATACATGGCTGCCACAGGCCTCGACGGCGGCGACGGCGAGGACTCCGCCGCCAGCATGAAACGGCTTGGAGAGAACCTCCTCTCCTGGAACCTCGAAGACGACAACGGACAGCCGATCCCCGCCACCCCCGAAGGCCTCACCCAGATCGACCAAGGCCTCGCCCGCGCCCTCAACAACGCCTACGTCGACGCGCTCGTGGGGGTGCACGACGCTGACCCTTTGCCGCAGAGCTCGCCCTCTGGCGAGCCGTCCCTGGTGGAATCCGTGCCGATGGAAGCACTGTCACCGAGCCTGGCGAGCTGAAGAAGGCCCGGTACCTGCTCGGCCTGCTGGAGCGGTTCCCGGGCTACACCCTGTCCTCGCTGATGGAGGAGGACACCGAGCTGATGCGCCTCGTCGAGATCGAGGAGCTCGGCGGCGCACGCGACCGAGGAGGGGAGGCGGACGATGTCTGACGACGTAACGATCACAGTCCGGGTCAACGACCAGACCGCGGCGGGATTCCGCGACGTCAACGGCCGCCTCCGCGACCTGAACGGCCGCTTCGCCACCACGGCCGGGGACATGAACCGGTCGTCGTCGACGGTCACCCGCGCGCTCGGCGACATCAAAGCCAGCATGCTGTCCCTCGCACCCGCTGCGATCCCGGTGGCGGCGAGCATGGCGCCGATCGCCGTGCAGGCGGGCGCGGCCGCTGTGGCGGTGGGCGCGTTCGGTGCTGCGCTGGCCCCGCAGATCTCCCACTTGGGTGATGCGGCGAAGGCGCAGGACACGTACAACGATGCCGTTCAGAAGTATGGGCGCGGATCCACGCAGGCAGCGCAGGCGCAGTTGGCGGCGTCGCAGACGTTGGCGGCGATGCCGGCGGCGACGCAGCGGGCGGCGGTCGGCTGGCAGAACCTGCGGGAGCAGACGTCGGCGTGGTCGGACTCGCTGGCGAAGTTCACGATGGCGCCGGTGGAGAAGTCGTTCGCTGTGATGGGGCAGGTGCTGCCGAAGCTGACGCCGATGGTGAAGGGCACCGCTACGGAGCTGGACCGGCTGATGACGGTGGCTGGCGGTGGGGTGAACACGGGGGCGTTCGATGCTCTGTCGCAGCGGGTGTCGGACTTCGCGAACCAGACGCTGAAGGGGGCTACGGACAAGGCGATCCACTTCATGCGGGTGCTGTCGGAGGGCAACGCGTCCGGGCCGATCGCTTCGTTCTTCGAGTACGCCCGTCAGCAGGGTCCGGCGGTGAAGGATCTGCTGTCGAACGTGGCGCGGGCGGTGTCGAACCTGATGGAGGGGGCGGCGCAGGCGGGCCCTGGGCTGCTGACGTTGGTGAACGCGATGGCCAAACTCGTGGCCAGCGTGCCGCCGGCGCTGATTGCCAATCTCATGCAGGTGTACGCCGCGTTCAAGCTGATCAAGCTTGCGGGTGCGGGCGTCGACGCGGTCGCGGGCGCGTTCGGGACGCTGGCCGGTCGGGTGGCGGCACTGCGCGCGGCGGCCGTGGCTGCGGGCGGCGGCATGGCGGGGCTGAATGCGGCGATGGCCACCCTGTCGACGGGCGGCAAGGCGATGCTGGCTGCGGGTGCGATCGGCGCGCTCGTGGTCGCCATGCATCAACTGTCCGACAACAAGGCGCCGGTCGCGGTGGATGAGCTGTCGACGGCGTTGAACACGCTTGCGTCGAAAGGCAAGGTCACCGGCGCGCTCAAGGAGAACTTTGACGAGATCTCCGAATCGATTGCGATGGTGTCGAAGGGCGCCTCGGACAACAGCATCGCGACGATGGTGTCCGACTTCGGTACGTGGATCGGCCTGTCGACGGGGCCGGGCATCTCGGACGCGAAGAAGAACGTCGACGCGTGGGACAAGTCGATGGCGAATCTCGTGCGCGGGGGGAAGCCGAAGGAGGCTGCCGCCCAGTACGAGATTTTGAAGAAGGCGTGGGTTGCTGGCGGCGGCGATCTCGGCCGTTTGAAAACGTTCACGAACGACTACAGCGACGCGCTCGCGGACGCGAAGTTCGAGCAGCAGATGGCCGCCGAAAGCATGGGCATGTTCGGCTCGGCGGCGCAGGCGACGCAGGCCAAACTCGCCGAGCAGAAGTCCGCCGCGGACGGGTTGAGGCAGAGCCTCCAGGCCCTCAATGATGTGCAACGGGCCGCTCTCGGCGGGATGATCGGCTTCGAGGCGAGCATCGACTCGGCGGCCAAGGCAGCAAAGGACAACGCCGGGTCGCTGCGCATGGTGAACGGCGAGCTCGACGTGAACTCCCCGAAGGCTCAGGCTGCGGCAACGGCTCTGTCCGATCTGGCGGCGAAGACTGATGAGGCCACGGCGAAGGCGTTGGAGGCGCACAAGCCGTGGGAGAGGGTCAACGGGATCTATTCGCGGGGGCGCGAGAACCTCGTCAAGTACGCGGAGCAGATGGGGCTCAGTTCGTCGGAGGCTGAGCGGTTCGCGAAGCAGGTTCTGCGGATTCCGACGAGCAAGCAGTTGCGTCTGGAGATGCGGAAGGAGGACGCGGAGCGCGGCCTCAACGCGTTCAATGCTGCGGTGAAGCGGACGCCGGGGTCGAAGAGCGTGACCCTGAAGACGCTGTCGTCGGCGGCAGAGCAGGTGCTGGAGTCGTTCGGCTACAAGGTCACCCACCTGAAGAACGGGTCGGTGAAGGTGTCCGCGGTGACGGGCGGCGCTCTCAGCGGGATCAGGAACGTGGCGGGCGCGATCGCGTCGCTGAGGTCCAGGACGGTCACCATCACGACGGTCAACCGGTTCGTGACGACTGGGACAGGGAGCAAGGTCGCTCCGGCTCACCGCGACTATGCGGCTGGCGGCCTGGTCCGCGGCTATGCCGGGGGTGGGGACGTGCAGTCCTATCCCGGTGGCGGCTACGTCGAGGGCCCGGGTAGCGGCACGAGTGACAGCATCCTCACCCTGCTCGGCTCTGGGAATGTGGTGCGGTCCAGTAACACCGAGTTCATCGTGAATGCCAAGCAGACGGCGAGGCACCGCCGCCTGCTGGAGCTGATCAACTCGGGTCAGTTGCCGCGGTTCGCGAAGGGCGGGCTTGCGAAGGGTGAGAAGCAGGCCCGCCACGACGCGTGGGGCGACCTGACCGTCTCCCACTTCGGGCGGATGGCCGGGTACGGGCGCAGCGAGTTCGGGGCGGCGCTGGGCAGGCCGGACAGTATCGGGGCGCTGGTGTCCGCGTTGGGCCAGTGGCGCGGGATCATCATGAAGGCCACGCACGGCGGCACCGAATCCAGGCTGCTGAAGCAGCTGGATTCGACGGCGAAGGGCCTGCTCAAGTACGAGAAGCAACTCAACACCGTGACGAAGAGCTTGGATAAGGCGAAGGACAAGCTCAACAGCCTGAAGGACGCGGCCAGCTCTCTCGCCTCCTCGGTGAAGGGCGGCATCCTCGGCTCGGCGAACATCACCCGCGGTGTCTCCGGGGGTGGCCTGGTCACCACCGCGTCCATCATGGGCGGCCTCACGCAGTCGCGGGACAAGGCAACTGCGCTCGCCTCCGCGTTGAAGGGCCTGAAGAAGAAGGGCCTGTCCTCGTCGCTGCTCCGGCAGATCGCGGAGGCCGGCGTTGAGGGCGGCGGGCTGGAGACAGCCGGGGCTCTGTTGGAGGCGTCGGGGTCTGAGATCAAGTCGCTGAACGAGACACAGTCGCAGATCAACAAGGCTGCCGGGTCGGCAGGGAAAACGACCGCTGACGCGGTGTACGGGAAGGCGATCCACGAGCAGACGAAGACCGTCAAGAGCCTGCAGCACTCGCAGGACAAGCTGCGTCACTCGATGGACAAGCTGGCCCGGGCGATGGAGAAGTCCATCGAGAAGGCGTTTGGGAAGAAGGCTGCGGGCGGGATCGTCGGCGCGGCGGCGTCGGGCGGGATCCGCGGCGGGCTGACGTGGGTGGGCGAGCACGAGCCTGAGCTGTTGCAGCTGCCTGTCGGTAGCCGGGTGTGGTCCGGGCCGGACTCGCGGCGCAAGGCGGCTCAGGCTCCGTGGGCGTCGATGCTCAACACCCCCCGCCGGTCTGGCGGAGGCGGCGCCGTGCCGGCTTCCGCGGGCCGACCCGAGCACCGTGTCGTCCTCGAACTGCGGTCCAGCGGCGCACCGCTCGACGAGTTCCTACTGAAGATCCTCCGCAACGCGATCAACGTGCGTGGCGGCAACGCTCAAGTCGTCCTCACCGGACGCAAGTAGAGAGGTACCACGATGCCCTTCACGGTCTGGAACGGCCCAGCACCGACCACGGCAGCACAGGCCAGCGTCACCACGGGAACCGCGATCAAGACGATGCTGCAACTGGCCACGCCCAGCACCACCCAGATACAGATCCTCGAATGGGGATTCAGCCTCGATGACCCGCCCGGCGCGGACGGTGTCGTCGAGCTGCTGCAGACTGACGTCGCCGCGACGGTGACCGCGCACGTCGCTGCGACCGGCGTCGTCAACTTGGACCCGAACGGGCCGACGACGCTGCTGACCGTGGGTACCAGCGCAACCGGGTACACGGCGTCGGTTGAGGGCTCGACTACTGCGGCCCGCGTGTTCGACGTGGTGTCCCTCAGTTCGGTGTCCGGCGAGTCCGGCCTCTCGTATGTTCGGACGTTCATGCCGGACGACCGGCCTATCGTCGCCGTGTCGAAGTTCCTGCGCGTGCGCGCCACCACGCCGACCACCGCCTCCGACATGCGCTGCTTCGTCACCTTCCAGCAGGTGGGCTGACCTGTGGCCGCCATTGCCCCGCTCGTCTCCGGATTCCAGCGCCGCCTCGCCAACCTCCCCGGACCTGTACAGGCCACCGGCGAGGCGTCCGACGGCGAGCCGGTACTGGTGGAGATGTGGATCAACGGGCAATGGATCGACATCACCTCCTACGTCATGGTCCGCGACGACCAAGGCCGCATCACCATCACCACCGGGATCCGCGATGAGGGCTCCCTCACCGAGCAGTCCCGGTCCACGCTGCCGCTGAACAACCGCGACAGCCGCTTCACCCGCCGCAACCCGACCGGCCCGTACTACGGGTACATCGGCCGCAACACGCCCTGCCGCATCAGCGTGCCGGATGGCATGGGCGGCAAGTCCTACCGGCAGCAGTGCGAGATCTCGAAGTGGCCGAAAGGCTGGGACCCGTCCGGGAATGACGTGTGGGTCGACGTCAACGCCGACGGCCTCTTGCAGCGCCTGTCGCAGGCCCCGCCGCCCGAGCGGTCCGTGATCTACAACGCGATCACCGACCCTGCCCTCACCGGGCTTGTGGCCTATTGGCCGTGCGAGGATCCCACCGGGTCCAGGACGGTTACATCCGCGCTGTCCGGGGGCGCGGGCGCACCCATGACCTTCACCGGCACACCGGTCCTCGCAACGTTCGAGCAGTTCGGGGCATCCGATCCACTGCCCACCCTCACCGGCGCATCCCTGACGGGCAGCGTCGCCCCCTACGACACCACCTCGGTCACGCAATACCAGGCCCGCTACCTCCTCGCAGTCCCCGCCGCCGGATTCACCAACCTGGACGTGATCTCCCGCGTACAGGTCGAGGCAGCCCTCATCGGCGACGTGGAATACCTGGACATCCACTACAACAATCCACCCGGCGGCCTCGGCTCCTACGGCGCCCCAGGCACCCTCAGTGTCCTCCCGTACGACGGAGACGAAGCACCGCTGGCATACAGCGGAACCGAATCACCCACCATGGACGTCCGCGGACGGCTCCTCAGGGTGTCGCTGGAGGTGTCCAACAACGGCACCGCCTTGTCGGTGGTGCTGCGGCTCCTCGATGTGGAGACGGGGGACACGGACTCGGCGACAATCGGTCAGACGTCGACACAGGTCACCGCCGTGACTGGGGTGTCCATGGCACCGTCCACTCTCGCCGGGAGTGCTGGCGTGATCGAGGCGGCCGTGGGCCACGTCCTGTTGCAGACCACCATCACCGACATCGAAGACCTCGGCCGGGCAATCCAGCCGACCGGCGAGGCGGCGGGGCGCCGGATACAGCGGTTGTGTGCAGAGGAGGGCCTGCCGTTCGACTGGATCGGCGACCTCGACGACACGGTGGCTATGGGCCCGCAGGGCAAGCAGAACCTGCTCTCCCTGGTACAGGAAGCTGTTCTCGCCGACGGCGGCATCCTCTACGAGAGCAAAGCTGTGCTCGGCCTCGGCTACCGCACCCGCGCCTCCCTCTACCAGCAAGACCCTGCCCTGGTCCTCGACTACACCGGCTACAACCTGTCCGAGACCCCTATCCCGGTGGAGGATGACCGCTACCTCGCCAACCGGGTGGTCGTCTCCGTCAACGGGGTCACCGCGACGTATTCGCAGACGGACGGTCCGCTGTCCGTCCTGCCGCCGCCGGCCGGGGTGGGCGTGTACGGGGCGAACTCGGACTCTCCGGTGACGCTGAACCTCGCGTCGACGGATGTGGGGACGCTCCTCGATCAGGCCGGGTGGCGGGTGCGTGTGGGCACCGTGGATGAGGACCGGCACCCAGAGATCAGCGTGAATCTGGCGCACGACACGTTCACAGCGAACCCGGCGATGAAGCAAGCGGTCCTCGCGCTGCGCCTCGGTGACCGGATTCAGATCGCGAACCCGCCGACGTGGGTGGGCCCGGACACCATCGACCAACTTGTGGTCGGCCTGGAGGAGTCGATCACCCACTTCGAGCACCGGCTGACGTTCACCTGCCAGCCCGCCTCGCCGTACAACCAGGTCGGCTCGGTAGACGGTGCGGAGGCTCGTGTCGACGCGGACGGCTCCGAGCTGCTGGAGGCTGTCGGTACGTCGGACACGGAGTTGGTGGTGGTGCCGTCGGCGGGCGAGTCGATGCTGTGGACGACGGACAGCGCTGACTGGCCGTTCGATGCGCGTCTCGGCGGCGAGGTGGTCACCGTGACGGCCGTGACGAGTTGGCTGGACGACGGGTTTGTCCGTTCGGTGTCCAGCGGCTGGGGGACTGCGGATACCGGGCAGGCGTGGAGCATAAGTGGCGGCTCGGCTACTGACTATGCGGTTGCGGCGGGTGTGGCCTCGCATACGCAGACGACGGTGAACGCGTCCCGCCGCACCTTTCTGGATACGCCGGGCGCGGATTTTGATTTCTATCTTGATGTGACGACGTCGGCGACAGCAACAGGCGGCAGTCTTTTCGGCGGGCCGATGGGGCATTACGTGGATACGAACAATTTGCACACGGCCCGCATGGAGTTCACGACGTCGAACACACTGATCTTGACGATCCGTTCGCGGGTGGCTGGTACGGAAACGCAGCTCGGCGCGTACACGCTGACCGACACCTACGTAGCGGGCACCTACTACCGGATCCGCTTTCAGGCGCAAGGGCCGGTGTTGCGTGCGAAGGCATGGGCGGCGTCGGAGGTGGAGCCGCCGACGTGGCGGATCACGGCCACCGATTCCAGTCTGTCGGCCGGGACGATGATCGGCGCCCGGTCGATCGCTGCGGCCGCGAACACGAACGTGAACCCGGTGGTCAGCTTCCAGAACGCGGCTCTCGTGAATCCGCAGACGCTGACCGTGACCCGCTCTGTGAACGGCGTCATCAAAGCCCAGAGCGCGGGGACGGATATCCGACTCGCCCATCCCACTTACGTGGCCCTGTAGGAGGCGCCGTGTCTCAATACCCCACGATCCCCGCCGGGCGGCGGATTGACGGCAACCTCCTGCGGTCGATGATGCCTGACATCATTTGGAAGACGACGAACGAGGACCGGAGCAGCAACACCACGCTGACCGCGGACTCGGATTTGACGGTGACGCTGGAAGCCAACGCCGTCTATCTGATCGATATGGAAGTCCACTACGCAACGACGTCCGCTGCGGGATTTCAAACGGACTGGACTGTCCCCAGTGGTGCGACGGGCGGCCGGTCTTCGGTGTCCAACGGCAGCGCGCAGACCTCGTATTTGGACGTCCCCGGCAACTTCGGTGTGCACGCCTTCAGTACGGCTGTCTCTCACGGTGACCGCAACTCCTCCTCCAATCAGTTGTTTCTGCTGGAGCGGGGCGTCGTGACGACGACGAATGCGGGGACGCTGGCCCTGCGGTGGGCGCAGGACGTGTCGACGGCGACGGTGACCCGATCCGGCGCCGGGTCGTTCATGACCGTCCGCCGCCTGGGCTGACAGGAAAGAGGCAAAAGTGCAGGCGTATCCGGTGTACACGGTTCAGGCGGAGGCGGGCGGCGAGGCCGGCATGGATGTGGAGCTGCGTGTCCAGCGCGGTGCGGGCGGCGGCCTGCCTGGGATGCCGACGGCGGAGGCGGTGGTGCAGGCGCTCGCGGCGGCAATGGTCGCGGCGGGGGCGACGCGGGTGACCGCGGTGGCGCAGGACGTGCAGACGAGCGTGGTTCCGACGAATGGAGGGAGCTGACATGGCGACACCGCTGACCGCGGACCGGCTGCTGGCCGCACTGCGCGCCGAGGGCATATCGGTGCACGAGCACACCGGCTGGCGCACCCACAACCGTGATGCGGCCACGGGCAAGACGTTCGGCCCGGTGTATGGGGTGCTGATCCATCACACGGCCGGCCACAACGACAAGGAGATCTGCTACAACGGCCGATCCGATCTGCCCGGCCCGCTCTGCCACTCGTGGCTGGGGAAGACGGACGGCCTGTGGATGATCGGCAACGGCCGCACCAACCACGCTGGCAGCGTGGACGGTGACGTGGTGCGCGCGCTGATGGCGGAGACGTCCCCGCTGCCGCACGACGACGAGGCCGACACCGACGGCAACGACTGCCTGTACGGACTGGAGATAGAGAACCTCGGCGACGGCAACGACCCCTATCCGGCCGTGCAGTACGACACGGCGGTGCGGTGGGCGGCCGCCCTGTGCCGGGCGCACGGCTGGTCCGAGAGGTCGGTGGCCGGCCACAAGGAGGTCCAGCCCGGCAAGGTCGACCCCAGCTTCGACATGGACACCTTCCGTGACGCGGTCGCCGCCCGGCTGGCTCACACCCCTGACTGGAACCCTGACGAGGAGGACGACATGGCGCTCAGCGCTGACGACAAGAAGTGGATCGAGGCCACCCTCAAGACGGTGGTCCCAGCGGCCGTTATCACCACGGACGGCATTATCGACAACCCCAACCCGGCGACCGCCCCGGACAACCCGTTCATCTCGCTGGAGACGTCCGTCCGCAACATCGAGACGGTGACGCGGCGATCCGAAGCGACACTGACCGCGCAGGTAGCCGCACTGTCTGCCGCCCTGGCCGCGCTCGCCGAGGGCGGCGGCCTCGACGCTACGGAGATACAGGCCGCAGCCGAGGCAGGCGCCCAGGCCGCGCTCGACCGGCTCGGCGACGCACTCACCAAGGAGTCCTGACCATGCAACCGACTGACGCGCAGCTGTGGGCCGCAGGCCTCGGCTTCGTCCTCCCGCCCGTCATAGCCATCGTCAACCAGCCCAGATGGTCACCCGCCGTGCGGGGACTCCTCATGCTGGCCGTCGCCGCACTGGTCGGCGCCGGCACCGCCTACTTCAACGGCGACTTCAACGGGAAGCCCGTCGTCACCTGCATGCTGCTCGCCGCGGTGGCGATCGGCACCTCGTACTACACGGTGTGGAAGCCGTCGGGGATCGCGCCGGGCATCGAACGGGCGACGTCGACGAACGGCCCGCGTCACGCCGTGACCTCGCCAAGCCAGTAGGGAGACCCCGTTTGGACGCCACCGCCCTCGGCGCGGTCCTCGCCTGCGTGGGCGTGCTGTCCGGCTCGGTGGTGGCGTACATCGGCAAGCGGGGCGAGAACGCCAACTCGCTGACGGACCAGGTCCAAGAGGAACGCGACGGCCTGGTGCGGCGCCTCGCCGAGAAGGACGCGCAGATCGCAGCGTTGGAACAGCAGCGCCACGACTACCTCGTCAGGATCACCCAGCTAGAGATAGAGAACATTCGACTCGGAGGAACCCCGGCCCCATGACCCAGGCTGAGCGCACGATCGTTTTGCATTGGCGCGGCATCGCCACCGTGTGCGCGATCGTCGCTCTGGCCGGGATCTCGTGGATCCTGTGGCACCGCATCGACTCCGCCGACCAGAACTACAAGGCGGCTGTGGCGGAGGCCGACCGGCGCGGCGATGCGGTGTCCACGCTGGCCGGGGATGTTCGTGCGTTGCGGGCGCAGGTGAAGGCTGCGGGGAAGACTCCGGTGGCTCCGGACCCTGCGAAGGCGGTGGAGGGTTTGCCGGACCGGGCGGAGGTGCCGGTGCCGATACCCGGCCCGCGAGGACCTGCCGGGAAGGACGCTCCGACCATCACCCCCAGCCCCGGACCACCCGGAGCACCCGGAGCACCCGGAGCCCCTGGGAAGAACGGCGCCGACTCAACAGTCCCGGGACCCGCCGGGCCAACCGGACCTCAGGGCGAGCAGGGCGTGATGGGTCCCCAGGGTGAGCAGGGGCCGAAGGGGGACAAGGGGGATTCCGGCGATCCGGGCCCGGATTGTCCGGACGGCTACAGCTTGCAGGCCCCGTCGTGGGATGAGGATGCGTTGGTGTGCCGTCGGGATGGGGCGCCGGAGCCGTCGGAGGAGCCGGGGGATTCGGGGTCGCAGGCGTTGGGGTTGGATCCGCAGCGCCGCCAGTACGCGTGAGACGTCTGCCATCCTGAGGGAATGAGCACTGAACCCGACCCGCTCTGGGTGGAACTCGGCCGCCCCGACGACTGGAACCCGAAGGTCAAACGCGCCCTCGAACTCATCCGCGCGATCTACGAGTACGAGCCCGTCGGCGGGCCCATGCACGTCGAGCTCGACGACTGGAACATCCAAGGCGAGATCACGCCGTATCCGTACACACCGTCGATGTACGTCGAGGAAGACGAGGCTGAGCAGGTACGCACGGCCGTCGCGGAGCTGATTCCGCTGCTCAACTCGATGACGCTGAACGAGCGCGCGTCCGCTCTCGCGCGCCATTGGGGCTACCTGCCGACCGCCACCGAGGCGTGACGTCGCGCGTCTACGCGGCTTCGACGATCTCGGCACGTACCGCAGCTGCCCACTCCATATACAGCCGCTCCAACGCCGCACGCCCCTCCGCCGTAAGACGCACCCGCGGATCCCTCCACAGACGGCGAATGTCCTCGTTCACGGCCGCAGGCGAGCGCACGGAACCAGGGCTCACGAGGTCGGGGATCATGCGACAAGTCTATCGACCCGGGGCCCCGCTTCACTCATGCCGGTCACCGGCAACCCCAAGCCCTCACACGAAAATGGCCTCGCCCCATACCCTGACAGTGACGAGCTGTACAGAGTGGAGGGGCGAGACCGTGCCATCTGATGCTACCCCGGACCCATACGCCGACCCCCTGGTCTTCGGCCAACGACTCCAGATCCTCCGAACGCGCAAGGGCCTGACCCGCGACCAACTCGGAGGCCTCGCAGGCCGCTCCGGATCCTGGGTCAAGGGCATCGAGACCGGTCGGCTGAAAACGCCGAGGCTCGAAGTGATTCTCCGCCTCGCCGAAATCCTCCGGGTGCGGGACCTGTCCGACCTCACTGGGGACCAGTCCGTGCACGTCGACCTGTTCACCGGCCCCGGCCACCCCCGCCTCCCCGAGGTCAAAGCCGCAGTCGACGCCTTCCCTCTCACCGCACGACGCGAGGCCCCGCCTGCCGCACACCTACGCGCCCGACTCGCCCGCGCATGGACCGCCCGCCACTCAGCCCCCAACCATCGCGAGGTCATCGGCGAGCTGCTGCCCGGCCTGATCCGTGATGCACAGGCCGCCGTCCGCCAGGCCGACACCAGCTCGGACCGCCGTACCGCGCACGCCGTCCTCGCCGAGGTGTATTCCCTCGCACAGTTCTTCTGCGCCTACCAGCCCGACCCCGCACTGCTGTGGCGCGTCGCTGACCGCGGACTGATCGCCGCCCAGGAGTCCGAGGACCCGCACGCCATCGGTATCGCCGCATGGCTGGCCGCGCAGGCGCACCGCGACTCCGGGCCGACGCACTTCGATGCCGCGGACGCGGTGAACTTGGAGACCCTCGCGTTCCTGGAACCGCTTCTGCCTGACGCCGACGATGACGTCCTGGCCGTCACCGGCGCCCTCACCTTCGAGGCCGGGTACACGGCGGCCCGGCGCGGCGAGACGGGCACAGCGTGGCGGTACTGGGACCAGGCCCGGGGGATGGCCGACCGGCTGCCCGCGGACTACTACCACCCGGTCACGAGCTTCTCCCGCGCCATCATGGGCGCGCACGCGGTGACGATCGCGGTCGAGCTGCACCAGGGCGGGGAGTCGGTGCGGCAGGCCGCGGCTGCGGACGCGGTCACGATTCCGTCCCGGCCTCGCCGGGCGCGGCACCGGATTGAGGAGGCCCGCGGCTACCAGTTGGACGGGCAACCGGACGTGGCGTTGGCGACGTTGAACCAGGCGCACGAGGCCGCGCCGGAGACGATCCGCTACAACGGGTACGCGAAGCGGATCGTGCTGGAGGAGACCGAGGCGAAGAGCCCGGCCCGAAGGCGGCGTGCGTCTGAGTTGGCGGTGAAGCTGGGGCTGCTCGCTGCGTGAGCGATGGGGTACAGATTGTGCCCCTGCCGCTACGCGGACGCTTCTACGGTCACTGGTGTGAGACGGATCACCGTGACCGTGGAGGCGTAACTGATGGCGCGTACAGCCCGACCGAACCCTGTGGCATTACAGGATCCGCGGCCGCCGGACATCACGACCATGCGCGCCACCGCGCAGCGTCTCCTCGCCTACAACGCCGAGCAGCCGGCCGCTGAGGAAGCGGAGGCGCTCCTCGCTCTGATGCGCGGACAGATCGAACTCCTCATCCCCGAGGTGCAGGCGCGCACGGAACGCCTCCCCGAGGACGACGTCCCCCGCTTCTGCGCGCTCGCCTGCATCGGCGAGGCCCGCGGGAAACTGTCCGTCACCCCGAAGCCGGGCGTGGACCGGGCGGTGGCGTATGGGCGCCGACTGGCCCGCGTGCTGAACGCGCTGTGCGACCACTACGAGAACCTCGCGCCAGGCCAGGCGACGCATGCACAGTCCTGAGCTGCCTGTTCCGCCTTCATTCATGTGGACCTGCCAGCGCTGCGCCGAGCTCCTCGTCAAACTCGCCGAAGCGTTCACCGCGTCCGCCCACCACGACCTGGGCGACGGCGCGCTCCGCCACCAGATCACGCTGGCCACCCACATCTCTGGCGACCACCGCGACGAGATTCCCCCGGCGCATGCGGACTGCCGACTCTGCGAGTTCTACCAGAGGCAGGCGGACAGCCAGGGCTTCGACGACCTGTGGGCAGAGCACCGTGCGCGGGATCTCTTCCTCCCACCGTCTGTTGCCCGTCTTCTGTGACCTCTCACCCCGCCCCGCCCCCCGGAGGGAACACGTGACCCCGACCGTCGAACGCAGCTCCGACGCGACCCGCGAGGAGCAGGCCTCCCTCACCGTCGGCCGCGCCGCCGGCTACTGCTGGGTGCGGAACCCGAGCGCGCGTGGCCGGTGCACCTGGCCCCCGAACCACACCGGCAAGCACAAAGACCACTACGCGCACACCGAGTGGTTGTAGATCCCCGGACCCGGCGCGTCGGTGTGCCGGGCGCGGGATGCGTGGCCGCCTCGTACGCCCCGTGACGGGTGGCCGCGAGGCCCGCCGCCGTGCGTTCCCCCGACGCCGGCGGCGGGCCGTCTTCAGCGGACAAGGTCGGCGAGCGGCACGCCGACGGCTTCGGCGAGAAGTAGGAGATCCTCCAGGTTCGGTGCGCGCTGCGCGTACTCCCACCGGTGAATCGTGCGGTGGTCGCGGCCGATCCGCTGACCCAACTCCAACTGGGTCAGGTTGGCGTGGATGCGGGCGGCGCGAAGACGTTCCCCGATCTGCCGGCGTCGGGCGGGGACCCAGTCGGGCATCGGATCGAGAGGCACCCGACAACGCTGTAGTGATCATGGACTCTTGTCTTTGCCTGGTCAGGCAAATTTAATGATCTTGCGGTGAGGGAAACCGCTTAAGCACCGCACCCGGCCTGGCGGCGAGGCCGACGAGCGGTACGGGAGCGGCCGGGCAGGGCGTTACGCGACTCCGCCTCCGGCCGTTAGACGCTACGACTCGGTCAAGGCGTCCCGCCCCGGGAGTGACATCTCCCGGGGCGGTCTACGTTGTACGTACAGAGGCCCCTCACCGATATAGCCGGCGAGGGGCCTCGCCCGTGGGCCCGCCCTCCCCGGCGGAACACCACAGGACATGAGAGGCGCGACTCAGGCGCGCGTGGAGAGACGCACCTGCCCCTCTCACGGAGATCACTGTACGTCGCGTTTGAATACAGTCCAGTCCCCCGAACGGGTGATCGCAGATCATGATCACGTGGGGATGTGGATTCCATGTGGATTCCGATCATGAAAGCGGCCCCCCGTTCGAATAGAACGAGGGGCCGTCAACCCTCTGACCTGCTACGCAGCCTGTGCCCCCGGCAGGATTCGAACCTGCGACACCCGCTTTAGGAGAAAACGTAAGGCGATCATGAGGCTCAGTGAGCCTGTGCGAGCCTCCGTGAGTCTCCGGCAACAGGGGCGAGACCTGCGTATTCAGTTTTCAGTGAGCGTCAATGAGGGTCGGTGAGGGGGCATTGTGGATTCCATGTGGATTCCAGGCCCTACACCGCCCTCAGCGTTCGAACACCCTCGGTCTCTGGAGCCATCCGAGCCCGGACCTGAGCGGCCACATCCTCGGGCGCATGCTGATAGATCCACGTGACCTTAGACCCTCGCTCATGGCCCATGACCGCCTGTGCATCCTTCTCCGGGACCCCGAGATCCTTCAGCCACGTCGCGAACAGATGCCGTGTGTCGTGGACCCGCGGCCACCACTCCATCCGCCCTGTCTCCGGGTTCCTGACCTGCCGGGCAAGGCCCGCTGCCTTGATAGCCGGCACCCATACCCTCCTGAAATTGTGCCGTGTGAGCGTGCCGCCCTGGGGGCCGCGGAACACCAGCTCGTCGGAGTGCAGGTTGTACGGGTCCTCACCGATCGGCGTGACCGACCGCGGCGGCCGCCACCGATCGACCATCGTGCGGACCGCGTCAGCGGCCTGCGGAGTCAGCGGTACCGTCCGGAATCCGGCCGCAGACTTGGGCGCAGGCTTGCGGAACAGCCTGCCCTGGTCCTCACTGAGCACCTCTTTCACCTTGAAGTGCTGAGCCTCGAGGTCGACGTTTTCCCACCGCAGCGCAGTCACCTCACCCCACCGCAACCCCGTGTGCTCGATGAACACCGCAAGCGGCCGGTAGTACAAAGGCAACTGCTCGACGATCAGCGCGAACTGCGCACGCGTCGGCGGCCGCAGGTCGTCGGGATGCTTCTTCGGAGCCTCGCCAACCTCGAGGTCGGCGGCCGGATTGAACGGGATCCGCTTCCCGTCCTTCACCGCAGCGCGCAACATCTGAGTGAGGAGCTCCTGCACCTTCTTCCTCGTGTGGTAGCCCGGCACGTCCTTGGTGAGCCACGCCTGAAGCTCGATGTACTCGAGGTCGCACAGCCTCCGGCGCCCCCACTTCGGCTCGATGTGCACGCGCCAGTTGGACAGCTTCCGATTCCTGGTCGTGACGGCGCGCTCAGGCTGCGCTTCCCACCACAGCTCCCACCATTGGGACAGGGTGATCTCGCCCCGGCGGGGGTCGGCGTACGTCCGCTTGCGGACGCGGGTCCGTACCTCGTCGAGGAACGCCTCGGCTGCCTTCTTGCCGCCCTCGGCGATGGGGTAGTGCTTGGCTTTCTGTTTCCCGTCCGGGTCCCGGTAGCGGGCCTGCCATGCGCCGATGCAGTCCCGGCGTCGGCGCCGCTCGCCGTACTTCTCGGGCGGGTACTTCTCCATGCAGAGTTGGCATCCGCAGCCCTGCTCTCTCAGCTGGCGCGGGTTGTTGACGGTCCTACGCCCCATGCTTCACCACCTGTTCGCTCCTCCGCTGCTGTGGGATGCGGGGGGTCAGGTCGACCAGTTCCCCGCACCAGCAGACTGCACCCAACTCGGGCTGTTCGACGACGAGTTCAGTGAGGATGGCGCGGACGAGCGTCACGGTGTGTGCGGATGGGAGTTGCCCCGGGACCTGGATCACGCGCTCGTCGGCATCAAAGCGCGGAAGGCTGTCAGGCGGAGCAAAGTGGATGCGGACGCACAT